GTGGGAAGATCCGGATTGCATCTCAAACACCAACGGTGAGTTTTTCTGAACTAAACCGTGGTATCTATTGGGCCTTGGTCTAAGGACGTAATTCCAAACAAATAGAACACCAATCAAACCTGCCAACACAAAGGTAACCCACAAGAGAGCAACCACCACTATAGCATAGGCTAGTGGCATAGCAACGGCTAGTGAGGTCAAGCAATGCAGCCAATGGCAGAGCGTAAACTCCCAAGGTTCATACTCAAAGAACCCCAAGTTAAGAGGGTACGCCACGCACTCTTGTGGCTTATATACGACAAGTGAAGCCACCACAGACTGGGTGTAGGTTAGAGGACCCTGCACGTAGTCCGCGCTTTGCAATTCAAATGTCCAATCATCGCCTAGGCTTTGAAGTTCAAAACACCACCCAGAAGATCCTTCCACAAAACATGGGACTTGCATGTCCGCAGTAAGAACCTGTCTTGGCCTAGCATTTCGAGGGAGATATGCTGGATGAGCCACCTGGTGTTCGCACTGGTACTTCAGAGCAAAGTACTCGTGGTAAGTCTTACAACAGGCCCTGAGAGCAAGAACGGTTTCCTTAGGTAAGTATTCCGGTTGAGAACCCTTACCTTTAACCATACTAACCTTCGTAGTCTCCAAGTAGTGAAAGAATTGATCCCGTTTCAGCTCAAAGACATCCTCGGGATGATGGGATAACTCCATAAACATGGAGGTGGCCGCAGCAATCAACAACTCAATGGCCTCGTTGTCAGACCCCCGACGCCAGTAGACAGATTCTACCACAACTCGCAAATCTAGTGGAGCATGAAGCCCATCAAACTTGCGACCTAAGTACCTTATATCTGTCAAGGTATCATGATGGAGCTCCTTACCTTTACGCCAATCCGTGTAATCCATATCAAAACACTCTTTCATATGTCGGGTCATAACATCGTATGACAATCCAGGGCGCGAGCACGTGATAACGTTGTCATCACCGTTAACTGCTATTTCGTACTCACATGGTTGGATACCCATGACGTTAGTCATAACGTGGTGTATCATAACAGTTCCATTCAAAGAGTTACCAACCCCTGTAAAACCATCACCAGATGGCCTTCCAGTTGCCGCACGGTACATAACGTTAAACACTATATGAGTGGCCATAGTCAAGGAATCCATAAAAAGAAACCTAGCCCTAGCCATAACAGGCCCATCGTTGTACCACCAGTTCAAAAATCGAACTGTCTCCTCAGCAACGAATTTTGGGACTTTTCCATCAAAATTGGAGAAGTCTCCAGATATAACAGAGCCCTTATGTTTGTCTAACCGAGATGCCAACTGGGGCCACTGGACACCGTGAGCGTCGATTCCCAATGTTATGGGAGCTGATACACACTTTGATTGTGCGTAAGCAACAAAGGCACCAAGCAACATCCGACAAACCAATAAGGCATCCACTGGACTAGCCGAAATCACTCTGGTTTTGCCCAAGTTTCTCTTCTCCTCGGGCCGGGTCTCATCTTTGAAATTGTCGGCGTACACAGGCTCTATGGGTCTACCTTCCATCAGGTCATTCCACATAGTGTTGAACGCTAACTCAAATGCTGGCTTCATGGAAAGCACGTGCGTTTCAGGATCCTCATGGATTTGGTTTCTTTTGCCAATTCCATGCTCAAGGGTGAAAGGATAGCCAGGACTTTTATTAATGTTAATCCTTGGCAAATTCCACCCTTCTACCCCATTCAAGCCCTCGTGAACCGACAGAACTCTACCATAATTTGGATCGCGGGGATAACACTTTCTTAAGTAGTCTTGGGTGGCAAAAGGAAATTCAAAACCTTTCTGAGCCACCTGCTGAACCTTAGATAAGGCAACCTTAAGGGGGTTAACCTCGACACCATTAACCAGCTTTATATCCAACATGGCTGGCACTTGCACCGGTGGTCCATCCCAACCCCAGGCCGGACTACGACCAATGTTGGACTTTGTTTGAACCCGGGAAGCCTTGGCCAAGGGTACAATTTTAAGTGGATCCAAAGGGAAACCAACCAGCATTTTGTGCATTGGATCAAATATCTCCTTGGATTGTAGCTCCATCTCAGTTACAGGGTTTAAAAGGGAAACCATAGTAAGGGCTTGGGATCGAGACACAGGGATTGAAATACCAACTTCGGCTCCATCCTTTCTGTTGACACCTACATGTATACCCAAAAGGACTGGTGATCCCCCCTTACCCATAGCTACCAACAGAGCCCCAGAGTCACCTTTAATGGATTTGCAAAAGTAACCAAGTGGATTAGTCACCACAAATCTTTGATTTAGTGCTCCATACTCAACATTGGAAGTGAAGGTGGTTTTGTTCACTGGCTTTATGTCTGGGCCATCAAAGGTGGCAACCATGAGGTGCATCTGTGCCCCTGCCGGAACATCCCAACCAACTTCCTTTGTAACAAAGTGATCGATTAACTGAACCGGCTTGGGAAACTTCTTCGGCATCCTAAAGGCAACCACATCAATAGTTGTCATCATAGCATAGTCATTTTCTTCTGAAGGAAACGGCGCCGTGTAAGTGCATCCATTTATTCTCATAAGTATGATAGTGTGAGGTTTCCCTATCCACTTAGCATAAAAATGAGAAACAGTTAAGCAAACCCCATCTTTAAGATGGTTGCAAACAGCTCCTCCAGAATCTATTGGTCCAACACCAAGCGCCATGTGACTAGCATCTCTGTATTGTTCTGCGGCCACGTAGATGGCACCTTTAGACAAACTTTGCGTAATGGCTCGCATGTAGTCAAACGGACCATTCTGTGGATCCATGGTCCACAACTCATCATTCCTACGACGAACACTCTTGGAAACCATCTCACCCCAATACTTACGAGCAGCTCTAGCTCCTCTATATTCCTCGGGTAGACCACTAGTAGTGATAAACTTAGGGAAGAGGTAACTACAAACTGGCTGGGCCACTGCTGCCCCCAACAACAAAGCAACGGCCGTGATGTAGTAGGGGTAATACGCAGTGTCGGTCCACTCAAAGAGACCAAGTCGCATAGTCTCAAGAAACACCTGGATAGGAGAATAAGGCAGGTCATTATTAGCTTGCAAATTCATCATCCCAACCACCACGTCGCGAACGGGCGCTCCAGCAGCTGCAACATCCTGTGCTGCCTGAGCAACACGAGCATCTCTAAGAGCTCGCATGCGGTCAATGGTGGCGTGGTCATAAGTGAAACCTTTTGCTTTCTCGGTTCTCCATGCCAAGACCAGCTGAACCAAGTCGGAAACTTCGAAAGGGTCTAGCAACCTGTCCAAGTACCCATCAAACCTAGGATCTCTGGGCAGTTTATCAACACGGTATGTGTTCATCCAAAGTTCTTCGGACATCGCTTCAACACGGTGCAAAACCAATGTGAACCGCCTGGTCACCGCTCGAACATCTGTAACTCCCAGATTTAACTCGGTGTTACGTATGCCCTCCATTGTCATTATGTTCGTTGTACCGAAAATAATGTCACTAGTGAACGCCATAGCACCTTTACCCTCAAAAGCTATGTTCAGCATATGGGGAGCAGTGTTAACCATGTTAATAACCTCCTCAGAAGTCTCTTTCTTAGAAGGAATATCAGCGGCTACGTACATATCGTCCATTATAAAGAATCGCTGATGGGAATACCCGTCGTAGTACGTCGACCCTTTCGACTTTGTGTAAGCCATAGATTCATGGAACACCGTGCCTTCTTCCTTACAAATGTTCGACATGAGGAACTTCATTAGGGCTGTTTTACCAACACCAGGAGGTCCTGTCAAAAGTACAAATACCGGCTCCGGCCTTTCACCACCGGACGCCAAACCTTTTGCTTTTAGGGCCAACGCAGATATCTCTCTATGAGTTTCTGACAATGTCCTCTGCATAAAGTTGGGCAACGAGGTTACTCTAGGATTTACAACAAGATCAGAAGATGCCGTATGATTACGAAGTATATCCCGGCCCAAATCGGGGTGGGTACATATCTCGTTTACTCGGAGTTTGGCTGTTTGAGTAAAACTGACAACTCTGAGAACCGAGGTTACCAAAACCTGATACTCAGGGTCGAAAGGGTCAAACCCGAACACCGTGCGTCCAATAACGGAAATCACAATCTGGGCGGCACCAAACATGTCTTCCGTTCTTTTCCTAGAGTTGTTAATAAACGTGAACTGGTTATTCATAAGTTTAACATCTTCCGGTCGAAGAGTGGCCAGCTCCCAATTTGCCATAATAGAGCTCATCATACTGGTAAGAGAGGCGGACTGCGTTTCCATGAACTCAAACCCTTGATCCGAACCATGCTCGTCACAGTGTGCCACGTACCTTCTGTGTTCTTTACCACACATCTTGACCATTTGGCCATTAAGGTACACCTCGACAACAGGATCATCGAAGGCCTGGTGTATAGCGTGAAAAGGCAAGGATGATATGGCTGCTACCAGCTCAACATGCCCAACCAGGTAATTCGACGCCCACTGAATAACGGAATTAGAATCACCGTGATAAAGAGCATAAAGAACGTGCATGGTTGTTTTAACATCCAGCAAAATGATCTTATCATCAGCATTTATAGCTGAGAAGTCAAACTTGGTGGCTATTCGGTGCCAACGATCGAGATCACCCTTTGCCCGGTGTAGAGCGTCAACGACACCCTCAGCAGACTCTTTAACCTCTACAGCACGTTTAACCATGTCGTAAATCGGCTTGGCAACATCATCAGCCTTGTCTTTAACCTGGACAACTCCATCCACTATGGCTCTCACTTGGTACAAGATTTTCATCAAGACCCACGCGAAAGCCCAACAAATGAGTAACACAATAGCCGAAGGCACAATCCAGTAAGAATGCTCCTGAAACTGAGAGTAACCGGAAGAGTGTAGCTCAACATCAAACACCTGATTTTCAGCCTCCAGTATTCCTTCTTTTGCTTCCTCAGCTCCTGAAGCAGCACCACTGCGAGGAACCTCAGATCCTGGACTTCCACTTCTATGAAAGATTTGGTTGTCCTCGGTGCGAATTGGAGTTCCGGATCGACGCGACCGCAAATATCCACGCACGGTACGTATACCTGCCGCTACAGTCTCATCGACATCTGGATCCACGTGCTCTCTGTAGTACTTGGTTGAAGCGTGAACGGTCATAAAGAAGCACAGAATGACCTGTATCCAGTCAAGGATCTTGATCCAAAGAGGGCGATCTGAACTCTGCGTTTGGAAGTGATACAAATCAGATTTATAATTGGTAACAAACTCTGGTTCGAAATCTTGCTGTTTATCGAGAAAACTCTGTTCAAGTTTCTGTCTAAGAGCTTCACGGCGGAGTTTCGCCGACATCTTAGCATCCACACCAACCGGAGGAGGTTTACGCAACAAGTCTGCTTCTTCATCAGAGCTGATTAAACCCGGAGGTTCGGAATCACTGGAGTGTTCTTCAAATCTCCTTCTAGCAGCCTCAAGACGGGACCTAATCAGCTCCCTCCTACCAACACCAACGGGCGGTGGTTTGCACAACCCTTCCGCTTCATCGCTGGAACTAATCGTGTCCGATAGCTCCTGACCATTGTCAGTATCAGTGTGTTTCTTAGGAACCCGAATTGACTCAGGAGGAGGAAACCTCACCGAAATCTGAATGTGATCAAGAACAGAAAGATTCGTCAAAGGACGACAACCTTTGTAGGGCTGCTGCTTTGTTTTTCGCAGCCGTCTACGACGATCGTAAATCCTCTTACGCCTCTTGTAAAGTTCGGAACGAGTTCTGGGAGGCTCAGCATCGTGGTGGAGAACCACAATGTTAGAGCCTGGAGAGGCCTCAATCCAACACACTGCAGAGGGAATCTCAACACCGTAATACTTCAAGTAAATTTGGTAGGCAGGTTGAGGCTGATCAAACCTGTAATCATGAACCTGAAATCTACCATTAGCATAGATATCGTGGTTTTGATGTAGGTGTGCCAGGATGTTGTGCTGCATCCAGAATGGAATCAATTCAAAACTAGATTGAGTCATGGGTTTAGAATTGGTCCAAAAAGTCGCAGAACTGTAAGGCGTCCACAAGTGGGAGGGGGAGCCAAACATGGGGCGACCCATTTCATAACGCTGGAAATAATCTAGTGCGTTAAAAATGAGGTCGCGGCGGTAGTCGTAAGACAGACCCTCATAATGAGGGTTATTCGACGACTGAAACTCAAAAGACTCGGCGTCCTCAGAGGGGGGGGGCAACTCTCGGCGATAGCCAAGGGCCCCATGCTGGTGAGAAACAATCTCACCCTTCGAAGCGTCAACAACACTTCGGGGAGAGGAGGGTTCATTAACCTCCTCTCCGGCCGGATCCGTAGGGATCTCGGCCTCCTGGACAGGCGCTACCTGTCCTAGTTCAACGAAACTGAAATCGTAAACCAACTCGTCTTCATACGAGTATTCGGGGGGGGAGGA